ATCCATTATTGAGCAATGGTCTAACGGGTAGACCGATAAGCCATTAATGCCATCAATGATTATCCACTGAGTTTCGATTGTTTCTGGTTGCATCATTTCGTTACTCATTCTCGCAATCTCCATCATAGGGCGGCCATCCGGCGTCCCCGTTAGTTTCATAATATAGCGCAATCATTTCGCAATATCTATCGCGCTGATTTTTCGCTTCCAAATTGTCATATTTGCCAAGCATACCCCATGCGACCAGCGCAAGGGTAATGCCTATGGCGTAGATTAAGAACCGCATTTTACTAACTCCAGCCAGTGTTTGCGTTGCACCATGGTTTCGTGCGCTCGCCGCCCGGAATCAATCAATTCCGATGCAGCATCTGGCGTCATGCCGTAATGTTCCGCAAACCGATCAACGGTCAGAAAATTATTTACCCAATCAAGGTAAATGACCTGTAGCGCTTCGGTGGGGCGGATATCTTCCGCCGGTATTAAATTGTCAGTAATCATCGGTTAAGCCTCCGCGGTTTGCGTTGCCAAATATTCCAGACTGCTAAAAACGGCATTGTGCACAATACAGAATGCAACCGCCGCCGCGTGTTCATATAAGGTCGTGTCAATGTTCACCATTGCACAATCACTCGCCATGAATTCAGCATTGTCCAATATTTCACCGGGTACACTTTGGCATAACTCCATCGACATGCCGTAATATATAACCCAATCCCAATCACAGGATTCCGCCGCTAAATCAAAAGCGCCATCGATAGAATCGGCGCTTTCCAGACATTCACGCGCTGCATTTTCGGCGCGTTCCATCAGGTTTGCATAATTGATTGTGTCAGTCATTTTTAATCCTCCAGAAATTTGACAATTTCAGGGTCTGGCTGCATTCCAGCCCAAAGGTTAGCGTGGACAGTGTCCACCATAGCATAAACCGCACGGTGGCCATATGTTACGCCGTGGCGAAAGTTTTTTGAAAAACGGTAGCCGGTAATTTTAAGTACCGGAACAATTAGCGCGGCGGTAAACATGCGCAACCGCATCGTCGCAACTTGCAGAAATTCCCCGGCTTTTGTGTCGTGAAATTGTGTCATGGTCATCATCCCCTTTCGTTTAACTTGGTACCCATTGTACACGACCCGCCAAAGCGGTCAAGGATTTTTTTTCAACGCGTAAACTATCGTTACCCGGTAATTCATAGGTTTTACCTATCGGTGGTTTTCTGGCCATGTAAAGAATTAACGGGCGCGGGCGCGTATACCATACCTAAATAACAAAAGTCAAAAAATTTATTTTGAAAAAATCGCTTGACATAAAAATAATCTGCATGGTACAATCGGCAGTTATCCACAGGCTTCAGACTTATCCACAGCTTATCCACAACCTCGAAAGTTATCCACAGGTTTTCCACAGGCTGTGGATATCTTGTGGATATCCTGTTGATAAAAATTTCACAACCGAAAGCCCAATTGGAGGTAAAACCCAATTGGAGCTGAAAGTCAATTGGAGGTCGGCGACCGAAAGCCCAAGCTGCAAAGCATTGCAGCGAGATTGGAGGTGGAACCTAATTGGAGGTAAAAGTGAATTGGAGATAAAATTTCCCTACGTCCTCCTAGCAGGAGGAGGGAGGAGTAAAACGACGGAAGGAGGTCTTGACAACAGAAACCTAATTGGAGTAGGATTCTCTACTGAAATCCAATTGGAGCTAAAATCTAATTGGAGATCGTCTCCCCAAGCTGGGGAGAAACCTGAAGCGAAGTGAAAGGAGAGGGGCATGACAGACCTGAGTTTTGAAGAGATCGAGGTACAAGTTAAGCAGATGTCAGACGATGACCTGACTGCTTTGTTAGCCAAGTTACAGGGCGACTACAAGAAAAAGCAGATCAGTCTTGGGCACGCTCTTAACCAGAAAGAAGAGGACGCAAAGCGCATGGACATGCTGATGGACAACGCACTGTTTATGCGAGCCTACAAGGAGATTGGAGAGCGTAACGCCACCAAGATGACTGAGGCTTGGCGTAAGTTTGACGATGAAGCAGAAGAGTACATCCGCAAAGTACAAGAGCACGTTAAGGAGAAGTTCAGCAATGGCATCAAGTAGTCACAAAGTCAACAGCGCAGCACAGAAAGGTAAGGTTGGGCGTAAGGGTGAACAAATCATCCCCAACGAGACCAGAATCCGCCAATACTGGGAGACCTTGAAGGATCAGGCCAAAGAGGGTGATGCGTTTGCTTGCGCTGCCCTTATTATCCTGACACACGAACACAAACTGACACACACAAAACTCACAGACATGGCTTTGCTCTGTAAAATGTTCCAAGAGCAAGGAGCCACAGGAGGCTCACATGACGCTTAAAGCAGTCTCAGGGGTAGGAACCCCCACAGGAACAAATAAAACCTCACACAGGTTCTCTGTGACGCTCACAATCCCATTTCAGGTCGAGGTTGAGGCCACTGATGCACACGAAGCAGCTAAAAAAGCCCGAACTTTACCTGTCAGTGACGTCGAGCGTATCGCTGTAGAACGAGGTAGGGTCAAATGCCCTACGCTGACAGGCGATCCATATGACATCAAACGTACCATCCTTGCCTCAGAGAGAGCACTTTAGGGGGGGTTGACAAGCATGTTACCCTCTATATATTTCTAGTATTTAAAGAGATAAAGTATTTAAGTATGTTAGTGTTCTTATTACTAACACTTAAATACACTATTAAATACTATCTGTCTTTAAATAGCATGGAGCTGAGAATGAGTGAACGATTGGAGCAAATGTTTGGAGATGACCTGTCTGGCCTGTGTGCCTTGCCAGAACAGGCGGATGTTAATTGGAGCAACATCGAGCGAAGGATTGATAGTTCTATTGACGCCTTGGGTATCCACGAAGTGCTGGAACACTTCTTGGCTGGGGTGTTTGCCTACGAGGATGAAGTTGGGGGTTGCCCTGCCGAGGTCTCTCGGGATATAATCTCTCCGATGGTAAACAAACTTATTGAGAGGAGATTCTGATGAGGTGCGCTGCTTGCGACCGACGGTTGACTGATGAAGAGATTGCAATGCAAGATCGCTTCTTTCATCAAGATGACAATGACCTGTGCAGGACTTGCCGTGCGATTGTTGGCGATCCTGATAACGCAGACAAATTCAAAGATAACCTAGACCACTTATTCTTTGATCAGGACAAGGGCCATGAGTAAGTATCAAGCAACAAGCCAGCCTTGCCCCGGTTGCGGTTCGTCAGATAGTCTGGCAATCTACAACGATGGTAACGGCTATTGCTTCAGCACTTGTGGGTATATGTCAGAGGCTAAGCTGTCTGGAACACACAAACCAAGGACTAAAAAGATGAGTCGGTGGGATATTACAGAAGTTGAGAGTTTTCCTGTCGCTGACCTCTCACACAGAGGCATCAGCAAGGAAGCAGCCGAGAAGTACGGCGTTAAGCAAGCCATGCGTCCAGAGGACGGTGAGCCTGATCGACAGGCCATATTCTATCGCTCTGGTATTCAGGGTGGCTACAAGCGCAAGAGCGCGGTAACTAAGAAAGACATGGAGATTGTTGGAGATTATGTCGGGTTATTTGGTCAGCAAGTATTTGCTAAGGGAGGCAAATTCCTCATTATCACAGAAGGAGAAGAAGATGCGCTATCAGTCTGGCAAGCCTTTAAAAGCAAAGGCAAAGATTACAGCATTGTATCGCTTCCTAACGGCTCTGGCCTTGGCGGTATCGACAAGCGTGAAGTCTGGGATTACATCACTTCATTTGAAGGTGTACTTCTGGTATTTGACAATGATGAACAAGGTAGAGAAGCGACTGAGAAGTTTGCTGACCTATACGCGACAGAAGTAAAACTTAAGATTGCAGAGCTTCCTTCTGACGTTAAAGATGCCAATGATCTAATCAAGCAGAAACGTGAATTGGAGGTAGTCAAAGCCTGTTGGAACTCAACAGAGTATCAGCCTGACATGGTTATCCCCGGCACTGATGTCAGCCTTGACATGATCCGTGAGTCTATCAAGCCGGGTTACTCTCTGCGGCGATTCCCTGAGCTGTCTCGCAAGCTAGGCGGTATTCGAGATGGTGAGCTAGGAATTGTTATGGCACCTCCGGGTGTAGGTAAATCAACTTGGGTAGCTGAAGTAGGCTACGACATTATCAAGAACACAGACGAAAAAGTCGCTTGGATGTTCTTAGAAGAGGACTTGAAGAAAGCTGCACAAAGGCTTGTTGCGCTTGACAATAATGTGCCGTTAGCACAGTACCGACTAAACACAGACATCGTATCTGAAGAGAACGTAAGGAAGAGTTACAATGATCTTATCGCTAATGATCGTACTTGGCTTATTGACCTTGGCCCCAGCGGTCGCCTATCTGTTGACAGGCTTCTACACCTTCTACGGTATTATCGCAGTCAAGGTGTTACTCGTTTCATTTTTGACCATATTAGCATCCTATTTTCACACGATGAGCGAGACAACGAGCGCAAGCTTATCGACAACATCTTGTCAGAGGTCGCTGCGTTTTGCGCTGCAACAGGATGCACGGTGATTATGGTTGCTCACATCAAACGGTTTGACCAGAAGGTGTATGTCAAGGATGAGATCAACGATGCCAAGTGGCTGTACATTGACCCAGCGATGGCCCGTGGTTCTGGTAGTTTTGAACAGCTAGCTTTTTGGATTGCAGCTATTGAACCAGAGCAGACAGAGGATGAGACTAAAGGCCGTATGCGATTGAATATAAAGAAGAATCGTGAGTACGGCTGGACAGGGCCAGCAGATGTTCTTAAGATGAATGTCCAGACTGGACGGCTAGAAGCGCAACAGGAACCAGAGTATGACTACTAAAATGCTAACCATAGACATCGAGACGGATGGATTGCTTGACAAGATGACCACGATCCACTGTGCAGTGGCTAAAGATTACAAGACTGGCGTGGTTTATAAGTTTGGGCCAGAGCAGATTAAAGAGTTTGTGAGGCTGATTGATGGGCAGGTTGTGATTGGACACAACATCATAAACTTTGACTTGCCTGCATTGCATAAGTGGTGTGATATTACTGGTAACTTGCTTATGTTCCCATTAGTCAAGATGGAGATTGACACGCTGGTGCTGTCTCGACTGCTTAACCCTGACCGTGAGCGTCCAGAAGGACTGCCGCAGAAAGTAGGGCCACACAGCCTACAGGCTTGGGGTTATCGGGTTGGCACCTACAAAGGTGACTACGGAAAGCAGCAGGCAGCTTTTGACGAGTACAATGAAGACATGCTATCCTATTGCCGTACTGACGTTGAAGTTACTGAGCAGGTCTACAAGCATTTACTCAAAGAGATGCAGGGCTAGTCCTTTCATTTCAGTAAATGAAACGATCTTGCCTGATAGATGAAACACAGTTTATTTTATAAACAAAATGTTGAGCCAAAGTGAGCAATAAGCGATGAAAGTAAACTGGAAAACGCCAGCTAGAATAGAGCACAAGGTCGCGGAGATCATTGCGCGTCAGGAACGTGCTGGCTGGCCTTTCCGCATCGATCAGGCTAAGGCGTATGTCCAGCAGTTAGACGCCGAGGCTGCTGAGATATACGAGCAGATCAAAGCAACGATGGGCTGTTACTACGAGCGAAAGAGCGAAGTCAAGGCTCCTTTTAAGAAAGACGGCAGCCTGACTAAGATGGCTGAAGACTACGGCAATGTAGGCGGCCCATTCGGTCGCATCGAGTGGCACACGATTGAACTGAGCCAGCACCAGAAGGTAGCACAACGGCTAGTTCAATTAGGCTGGGTTCCTACACAGTACAGCAGCACAGGTATTCCTAAGATCAAGCCAGACGGTGAACCCTGCCCTAACCTAGAAAAGATGGAGCAGTCAGACATCGGGCATACTCTGGCGCACTACACAAAGCTGACTCACCGCAGCAATCAAATGAAAGGTTGGATAGATAACTGCCGAGACGATGGCAGAGTCCCTGCTTGTGCTAACCCCAACGGAACCAACACTGGGCGAATGACACACAAGGTTGTTGCTAACGTACCCAAGGCTTCGCCTGATGTCTTCTTTGGCGAGGAGATGCGGAGTTTATTTACACACAGAGGCGAAGGCTACAAACTAGTAGGCTTTGACGCAGAAGGATTGGAGCTGCGTATTGCAGCGCATTACATCAACAGCGAGGCTTTTACAGATGCGCTTATTAACGGAGATAAGTCAAAAGGCACAGACCCGCACACCCGAGTTCTTCGTGCTTGTGAGCGATTCGGTGTGGAGACTCGCGATGCAGCAAAGTCGTGTGTCTACTCTACTGTGTACGGCGCTAGTGCTCGCAAGGTTGCGACAACGCTTAATCTACCTGAAGCCAATGGAAAGTCCATCATTGAGGCCGTGGAAGGCGTTTTTCCGGGTATAAGCACACTTAAACCTAGCGTAGAGAAAGCATCAAAGCGAGGATATCTAATTGGACTAGACGGGCGTAAGATATGGATGCGTCACGATAGTGAAGGTAAACTGATGAAGCACAAGGCGCTGAACTACTTGTTTCAGTCGGGTGGTGGTATTGCGATGAAGGTTGTGCTTTGTATCTTAGACAAGAAAATCAAGCAAAAAGGAGCAGACGTAACATTTGTAGGTAACATACACGATGAGGTACAAGCAGAGGTTGCAAAACACTGGATTTCGTGGTACACTAATAGTGTCTCCGAAGCATTTTATGAAGCAACCAAGTTCTTGAAGATGCGCTGCCCTCTTGAGGGTGAGGTAAAGACTGGAGAAACGTGGGCTGACACTCACTAGCAAGGAGATGAAATGGAAGACGAAGAGCCACTCATGGTAATCAGCATTGCTGACAATGAAACCGGGCGATACATAAGTATTCCTGTAATGGAGCCTACATGGCCCGAAGCCGTCACATCTTTTATTGACGGATTGACTGGATGCGGTTACTATATTGATAAGCTGGCGTTTAGCCGGATGCTTGAAGACTACGAAAACTACACGGAGAAATAGGAATGAGTAAGCAGATTGTTGAAGGTAAGATTGATAAGTTGTTCGTCAAAGACTTTGGTGAGCAGGATCAGTATGGTAACCAGTACGGCGTCAGCATCAACATTGACGGCCAGTGGTTTGGTCTAGGCAAGAAGAAAAAGCCATCGGCCAACATCAAGAATGGTGCTGGGTGGCATCAGCTTTCAGAGGGTGATGTGATCGAGGCTGTGTCTCAGAGCGTTGAGCGCAACGGACGCACTTACAACAATGTTCGATCAAGTGATATTACACTCAAGGAGGCAGCAAGTGGGAGCAGTGGAAACAGCAATAGTAATGTTCGGTCTGTTAGTTCTAGCACTAGCTCTGCTCGACCTGTAAACACTGATAACCGTCAAGACGCTATTATGCGGCAGTCAGCAATGAACTACGCTGCACAGATCATCGCTGGCACATTGACCAGCAAGAGCGATCTTGACCAAGCTGCTTCGGACGTAGTTCGTATTGCCAATGACTACTTCTTGCCCTATGCACAGCATGGTGTGACAGAAGATGAGACGCGGAAGGCAGAAGAGCAAGAGCTTGCTAACCAGCAGCACTCAAAAGAAGAGGACTTTGACGACGACATTCCTTTCTGAGGTACAACAGCCCCGGTAGCTCAACCGGAAAGAGCAACGGCCTTCTAAGCCGTAGGTTGCAGGTTCAAGTCCTGCTCGGGGTGCCAACTAGTAAGTAACCTTTACAAGTTCAAAGATATGAGTAAGACGAAGAGACGTAACCCTAACTATCACTCAGAAGATGACAGATGGCTAAAGAAGGGGGGCGGTCACAGCGGCCCCTCCCGACGTAAACAAAAGCAGAAGATACTGCAAGAGGCTTTGCAAGATGACTACAGATAAGACAGCAAGTATTGACGGTGATCCGATTGTCTACGCAATGGCTTTTGCTATGCAAAGTTATGCGCTGATTGATGAAGATAACGCGGGGCATGTAGTTGAGGTTCTACCGACGATTAAAGAGGCTAAAGAGTTAGCAAAAGAGATTGGTTTGGCTAACTACTCAACCTCGCCTTATGTAGAGCGTACAGTTGAGATGTTCGATGACATGCACGACACCCTTAGCGATTTTATTTTTACGATCTTAGAAGAGACAGGAGCGATAGACCACCACATCATTCTCTCTGGCAAATCAAACTTCCGATACAGTGTTGATCCTGATTACAAGGCTAACCGGAAAAGCGTAGACAAACCACTGCTCTACGAAGATGTCAGAGATATGTTGATTAACAACTTCGGCGCTGAATACGCTGAGGAAGGCTTTGAGGCAGATGATGAGCTTGGCGAGTTTGCCTACTGGAGTATTGCGCTCGACATGCCAGAAGACTATGTGATCTGCACGATTGACAAAGACTTGGACACCATTCCCGGCTGGCACTATCGCTGGCCCACGCACAACAAAGAGGGCGATCTTTACTGGGTAACACCAGAAGATGCCATGAAAACTTTTTGGATTTCTGTCCTGACAGGCGATACTGCTGACAACATTCCGGGGCTAAAAGGCATCGGGCCTAAGAAGGCACTAAAAATAGTTGCAGGATGCGTCAAACAAAAGGACTACTACGAAGCCTGTGAGCAAGCGTACTTGAGCCACTACGAGGGTGAGATGGAAGAAGAAGAAATAATCAAGCGCTTTGAGACTAACATTCAACTTTTAACTATTGGCAAAGGAGAGGAAAATGGAAAGGAACATTCTCGACCAGATTGAAGAGATCAACATGGAGTACGAGCTTGACGAAGACGTTGAAACCAAAATCTTACAAGACTTGTTAGAAGCCATTGAGGCAGAGATTTATGAACGCGCTACACTTATTACTTCGTTGGCTGATGCGTGGGACGATAACTGATTACGAACGTACTATTGAAACACTTAAAGAAGACAACTATCGACTTCGCAGACGGATACAGCAGCTTCAAACAGGCAAAGGGCCAACGCTGTACCCGGATTGGAGTCTAGCAGACTGGGAAGAGGCTTATGGCAAGACCAAAAACTGAACCAGCATACAGAAGCCAGCTAGAAAAACGTGTCTGCAACAATTTGCGTAACAGACGCATACCTTTTGATTACGAACCTTATAAACTTAGTTATACCACAGAAGTTAAGACAGCCACATGCGCGAAGTGCGGCCACAACGTAGCACTCAAGCAAAGAAACTACACGCCAGATCTTGTGCTAAGTAACGGCATTGTCATTGAGATTAAGGGCAAGTTTACAGGCGAGATGAGGACTAAGATGCTGGCTGTCAGGCGGTGCAATCCTGAACTAGACATCAGGATGCTATTCCAAGCGGACAACTGGTTGACAAGAAAGAAGGCAACAAAGTATTCTGACTGGTGTGAGAGAAACGGATTTATTTACCACGTTGGAGAACAAGTCCCTAGCGACTGGGTAGTTTAGTATGAAAAAGTATACAGACAATCAGGTTATAGCAGCGGTGGAA